TTCTGCTGAGTCTTTTACAAATAGTACATCATATCAACATAAATTAAGACTAACAACTGATACAATTCCAGCTGGTAAGTATAGAATTGGATGGTCTGCAGAAATCAGGATGACCTCATATCGCCCTCCATATATAAAATGCAGAATCAGAATTGACGATACATCAAATTTGTCTGAAACAAGTGAAAACATGGACGCTTCAGCAAATGACGATCTATGGAGACTATACTCTGGATTTGGATATGTAGATTTTGCTTCAGACGATATACATGATATTGATATTGATTTCTGTGCCTCTCAATCTGGAACACAAGTGGGAATGAGAAATGCAAGACTTGAAATATGGAGAGTTTCATAAATTCAAGGGGGATATAATAAATGATTCACGGTGAAAAAAATACACCAGTTGATGAGTTTTTCACTGTCACTGACAGAGGTGGTAATCTCATAACTGGAATAGACCCGGGTGACTTTGATGTTCTGGTTTATAATCCAGACGGAAACGAGGTCTCTAGTTCAGTTAGTGGGTCATTTCAAGAACTGGGAAATGGGAATTACCGATATGTTTTTACTCCAGATGAAAATGGAATTTGGTATGTAGTTGTGACTCATGCGACATATTTCCCTTGGGGTAAAACTGATGATGTTGTAGTTGATGAAAAAGATCTCACTGCAATTTATGAATCTGTATCCAAGACTCTCGGACTTGTTCATCATAATATTTATATTGATGAAGCGGACTATGATGAATTCGGTAATATGATTTCTGCTCGCTTGAGAATTTATTCTGATAAAAACTCTGTCGGTACTGATAATGATGTCATTGAGACATATTTGATTAAGACTGATGGAGTAGCACCTGGTCAGTTCACATTCTGGCAACAGACTCAGGTCTAAGGAGATATTTATGAGTGTTGTTATAGCGACTCTTGGTCTTTATGGTGGCTTCGTATGTGCTGAAGGTGGAGGTGGTGGTGCTCCCCCACTTAGCGTATATCGTCAAGAGTCTGAGTGGAATGTTGTTATCAGCAAAGTCTATTTTGAAGAATTCAAAGATGAGAAAACAAAGATTATTGTGAGCAAAGTTGAAATTAAGTGATAGAACTCCATATATATTTGGAACAAAATTAAAATAACTAAGCGAGGAATTAGTTATGTTAGATTTAAAACCGGATCAACCAAGAACCTTGACATTTGAAGTTGAAGTGCAAGGAGTACCGAAAGAAGAACTTCGGGGATATGTCAGATTCATGATCAATGATTCTGAACATGGATTTCCAGTCGAAATTGGAGATGGGGTTATTACAGCGGAAATTCCTGCGCTAACTGATGTAGTGAAATTGAATAATGTACAAGATGGAGATATCATAGAAGCAAAACTTGAATTGATGACTGAAAGGAGAATATTTGTTCCATGGAATGACGAAATAAAAATAACAGCTCCCGATGAAATAAAAGTAAGACTTACATCAGAGTCAGTTGAGTCAAGACCAAAAAAAGTAGTAAAATCTTCAAGGAAGCCACGGAAGAGAGCACCGAAAAAGAAAGTGGTAAAAGAATCGAAAAAAGTAGTGAAAAAGAAAGTTGTGAAAAAAAGGATTCTTGAAGATGATGAGTCATACAAAGACGAATTAGTTCGATTAGCAATGAAGACATTTGATAATATTCCAAAGTCAGAGTCTAAGACAGAGACTCTCATGGAAGCATCAGAAGAAGAAAGACTCTCAGAGATAAAAAATAAAGACGAGCTGGTCAATAAGATTAAAAATATAACGAAAGAGGGTGTATACAAATATATGGAGAGAGCAGGTACAAAAAATCCAAAAATTCAAGATCTGATATATGAACAAGCAATAGCAGTTGCTGGTTCTGATACACCGTTTCGAGTTTTGAAGGAAATTGTAAAAATTCTTAAGAAACGCAGAGATCTTTAATTTTTGGAGGGATCCAATTGCCTATAAGACTTATTTGGAGACTTAGAAGAAAATGGCAAATTAAAAAAAGAATATGTGATAAGAATAAAAAACATAATATAAAAGTTATGAGCAAATCAGCTAGAATTTTAGAAAAATAAATAGAAAGGCGAAGAATGGACGACTATATTGAAAAAATTCATGAAGTTTTAAGTAGGTCGATGTCGAAACGAGGTTATAGAATTTGGTGTGAAATGGAAAGGTCAATTCCAAATATTTGGAACAAGCCAACTTCATCAACTGGTAAGTATCATAAAAAACAAAATGGCGATATACCAAATATAGCAGAACATGTTTATCATATGTTATATGCAGCCTCAAAAATTATCAGATTATTTGGTTTCAAAAATAACACAGTTGAAGCTGATAAATTATATATGGCTATAGCATTTCATGATTCGCTAAAATATGGAGATTATGGTAATAGAGCACATACTGATAATGAACATGATAAAAATGCTGCTGATAAAATTATTTCTGCAAATAAACATAATTTCTTGAAAATTTTCACAGAGGATCAATTTAATATTCTTGAAGAAGCTGTCAGATTTCATTCTGGGAGATGGAGCACTGATGTATATGATGAAAAAAAATTTAAATGGGACGAATTAAACCCAGAAACTTTTTTCGTTCATATACTTGATATGCTAAGTACTGCTGATTTAATTCAGACTGATGTGAGGGAATAAATATGGCTGATTGTGGTGGACCTCCAATCAATTTACCACCAGAAGAGTGTCGTTCGACGGAGGGATTATCATCCACAATAGTCGTTCCTGAACTTCAAATATGGTCACATGAATTTATTATCAACTCCGTGGTAAATAAATATGAAGTTCCATACCCACCAGTTACTCCAGATGATTGCACCCAACATCCAGGTTCATTTATATCAATGTTATTCAATGACGAATATGATCTCGACTACTATAAATATTTATACTCAGAAGTTGAAGATAGATATGAGTGGCCTTATATTATAAAAACCAGACTTCTTATTTATCCACGATCAGCAAAATATATGACTATTGATGATAATGGAGATAATTTATTTTTACTTCAGAATCATGATTTGATATTACTTGATGCTCTTCTTGCATATAGAATGGACGCCACTGCAATGATTGTTATTGATGATGCTACAACACCAGTAACATTCATTTATGACTCGACTGCAGGTGGAAGTGCTATTTTAATTGCTAGTATGAACACACTCGAAACTGAGTTATCAAAATTAATATTTGTATTTCTAGATTTGATGGTCAATGGTAATACAAGTAATTATAATGATACGATTCCAATATCTACAACTTGTCCAGTTCAGACTATATACGAGTTATATGTTATTGATAAATACTTTGAAGTTGTGTCCGCTAGAGGGACAGGTATAACAATTTATTGTCCAGTACAAGATCAACCTGGAGGTACACCTTAGTTGGCTATCAATAATTTTGAAGAATTATTTTGGAAGTTATTCAAGATTGCAGGAGGAGGGTCATCACCCGATGTAATAAAAGTCCTCCAGGCAATTGTACCATCTGATCGAGCTAAGCTGGAACAATATTTTTCAAATGTAATTGATCAACTTGCATTTAATTCTGATGACTGGAATAGACTAAGAAAATACTTTATTGATTTATTTACTGCTGTAAGATCTCCAATTACTCAGTCATACCAGATGTCAGATCCACATTTCCTGAGCAACTCCGACCTGGATGAATTGTTCAGGAGTTTTGGATATCCAGAATCAACTCGACTGAAAGATTACAATGAAGATCCTCTTGAAAGTAAGGTTCAGTTCTTTCTTGATCTAGTTAATTTGTATAAAATTAAGGGAACTCCAAGATCAATTCTCGAAACCCTTCAGTATTATGGGATTTCAAAACTTGATATATTTGAGTTTTGGCTGAGAAAGAAAAATCCAGACGAGTTATATTTTCGTGCAACTCCGATTGTGGGTACTAGTGTAAGACCAAGTCCGTTTACTGTACCTTATGATGTTCTGACTGCTGGTGACCCACATTGGATGATGCGAGAGAATCAAATTCTCGAACTTGATAGACTGAATAAAGTAAATCTCCCTTCAAAAACCCCATACTTTGCAGTTCAGCCAATCATTGAAGCTGGTGTTGAAAATGCAATATTTATCCGCATGATTCAGGATCAGTATTTTCAATGGCTAAGAACTGGGGAGTTGCCTCCACAAAATGCAGAGATTTCAATTCTTGGTATAACTACATCTTTACTTGAGTTATATTTACTCACTCTTTATGAGTTTCATAAAGATTATGATATCGGGAGTTTCATAGAGAGATTTGCTTGTTACGATGGTACGAATGCTGACCCCGCTGATATAGTCGATGAATATCAAAGATTGATAAATGGACCAATTACCAGAGATTCTAGAAGAATAAAATACCAAGCGTATCTAGATTTATTTTCAAGAGAAATTGAGAGGCATTTTCTCTATGGTACAAGTACAGCAGAGTCAGTACTTAATTTAATAAATCCTGCGCTTATTCCACAGATAGACTCAGTTACCGGGGATAATACGACAGTATTACAGTCTTTATTAAAAGACATAGCAATCTGGGTCCGAAACAATATGGGATTCGGATTTGTAAATCTTGGTTATATTTTCTTTGGACTTGCTCAATTATTTGAAGACTTAAAGCCAGTTATAAATTTCTTTAAGCCATATAGAGCTCGTCTTATTATTCTTGAACTACTTCAATTCAAGAATATCCTCACTGAAAGTATCCCAATTGAAGATGAGATTGTAGATTTCACTATCGGTCAAGATGTGATGGACTTTATGACTGGGGATAGTTCTCCCTGTTGTGCAGATATGCCTATCCCTCCACCACCACTTGACTCAACGAGTGATATATGTGTGGAGTTTCCTGGTGATGAACCATTCCCACCAATGGCTCCATGTGCTGATTCCACATCAGGTAGTTTTTATTCAAGAAACACTTATGATTGTGGATCGTATTTTGACATTGGTGCTGCTACAGATCCAAATCCAGTTGAAATTGATGTTCTTCAATCAGTATGTGATCCAGTTATTTGTGGAGTCGGGTGTCCGGTAGAAGATACAACTGCTAATATCACAGCAACATATGGAGAATTTTGTGACCGACTTTCTGGTTTATCAATGCCACCCGGGGTACCTAGTGCTCCACCAGATAGTACTAGTGGAGTTGTTGTTTGTGATGACAGAGCAACCTCAGTAACATTAGCTCCAGACTGCACATCAATAATCCCATTTGAATGTGGAAATATCCCAATTGTATTCTCAGAAAAATTACCTGGTAATAATAACGAAGCTAAATTATTTGAGGGAACAGTTCAGACACTTATTTTATTCAAAGAGCCATATAATACTAGTCATTATTCGCTGAATATAAATATAGTAAATGAAGTAGATGGCTCATCAGTTTCACAATATGGATATATCATAATAAAGAAGTCTCGGTTCGGTTTTATAATAAAATTCTCTGATACAATTGATAGTCCTAACTACAAATTATTATGGAGCGCTGACCGGAAATCTGCGTTTACAGATACTCTCAATTTAAATGAGAATATTAATGAAGTCAGAGTTCCGTTTCCACATTCAATTGGTTTCAACAGGTATACAGTTTTAGCATCTATGGTGAATGAAACCGATGAGCATGCGTCAATATATAAATACGCAGTTGTAAGCAAAGATTCCTACGGATTTAATTTACAGTTTTCAGGTTTTATTGACTCAACGAATTATAGTCTTGATTGGAGTGTTGTTACTGATAGTACTGCTCAGGGAATCTGGGGTATGGAGAATATTCCAGAAGGGGATGATAAATATATAGTTCATTTATCAGAACCACAACATGATTCAAATTATAGTCTTGGTCTTTCACTGGTAAATCTCCAAGATGCAACTGTTTCAATATATCTATATAGTATAACGAAAAAAGACCTGGATGAATTTGAAGTGTCGTTTTCAGGTCCTATGGACTCAACAAATTATTACTTATCTTGGACTATCGAGCAAGAAGGAGTTTATGAATATAGACAAGAAAGTGGTTTCAGAAATTTTGATAGTGCTGGAAGATTTGATTGTACAACTGGATTTGACCTAGTAGAAATACGAGCAGAGTATGTTGTTGAAACTGGAGCGATATTACAAGAAAATGACTATCTTGTGTTACAAGAAAATAGTGGAAAACTGTTACTAGATAGACCACCGTTATAAATATTTTTTAGAACAAATAAATGATACCACTTCTTTTTTGATTCTTAATCAGACTTTAAACAAATTTTGAGGCTCTAGTCTGTGGCCTGTAAAGGAGGAATCAAGTCATGACGTACAAAGATCATTTCGTTGTCGAAGTAAAAGCCGATGGACAAATTCTCAGAGTTAGAGATGGTGCAGTCTATCTTCCATTTCAATGTGAGTACTCGGTGATGTTCTTGACGGACATTCTCTTATTATGGGACCTCTGGAAACACATGAACTTCAGGGATTCTTTCGGGGAACCACTGTAAAAAATAAATTCAAGTTCATCAGGAAGACCAGTGAGATTCAAGAACACAGAGGCGATCATGTTGATGATGGAATTCTCAGAGTCGAGTTCGCATTTGAGAAGCCAAAGCCGGACCCTGAAATCACAAAGATCATCAAGGAAGAGCATCACCATTATCACTATCATGGTGGCCCGTATGATCAAAACGTGATATACAGGGGAACTCCATGGTACTCAACAACAGATGTGAAGTTTGGACAAAAATTCACTCATAATGTCGCTTGTGATCAAGTCGGTGTTCAGTCCATGTCTTCAAATCTGAATGCACCACTCTCTGATGAGGGGATCACTGTGAAGGGGAGTGTTACAAACATCGAGTACCGATATGGAGCAATCGGAGAGCTCGAAGACTCCTCTGTGATCATTATTACTCTCAAAGGTATGCAACAGAGTTCTGGAGTTGTAGTACAAGATCCGATTACTGTAAAGTCTAAGGTTACTTGCTCTTCATGTGGACGAAAGTGGAAAACTACGTTTAAATATTGTCCTAATTGTGGAACATATTTAGAGTAGTATAAACCACCAAACCTGATGAAGAACAAGAACAAATAAATGAAGAGAATATAATACAAAAAAGGGTATCGGAATATGAGCAAAAAAGAAGTGGAAACAGTCGAGGTTGTCTGCAAAGATTTTTATGGAGATGATTGTCTTGTGGATTCTATGCAAGATAGAGAGAAGAAGAGTGAACGTAGACCCAAGGGAATTGTTGAAATCTACGATGTAGACAAAAACGGTCAAAAAAAATTAATAAGAAAGAATAATCTTGTTCTTTATCAGGGAAGAGAAACACTTGCTCAAATGCTAGTTCGTGTCAATACCGTTGATGAAATTGGTCAACCACCATTAACTCCAATGGCTGGAAATAAAGACCACTTTCTATGCTGGTTTGGTATTGGCAGTGGTGCTGCTAGTACTGAATGTTACCCTGGAACTGGAGATGTATTTGCTCCAGAACCACCAACAAATGAAGACATAGAATTGAAGTGTCCAGAAATGATCAGTAATTCTGATCCAACTTATGCTGATTATCATATTAAAAATGAAGCTGGTTATCCTGGTATTTGTCGCTCTGTATATCCAGAAACTGGGCACTATAAAAAGCCATTCAGTACTGTCTCATTTGAACAAGATACTCTAAATGACAATAAGTGGATCGTCATCAGAATTGGTGTCAATATTACATCACAAGATGGAAATGGGACAGACCCCAAAGGACAAGCAATAAATGAAGCTGGTTTGTATACAGCTGATTCTAATTATGGTGGACATGATGGTCCATTTGCTTTATTTGCTCGAGTTACATTCCCAACTCTTTTGAAAGATGATACAAGAAGATTGATGTTTGCATGGTATTTATTTTTATAGAACTTTTTTCTGCAATAAAGGATATTCACGGGTTAATTAGAGAAATTACTGAAGTACAAATTATCAAGGAGCATTCAATAAACTTAGAGCTGAGAAATTATAGAACATAAGAAATTATTTTTTAGGAGGATTAACCCATGAGTAACGTCTCTCCAGGTGTCTATACTAAGATTATAGACTTATCTACCTATGTACAAGCAGTCCCATCCACGATTGCTCTCCTCTGTGGTCTTACTAAAAAGGGGAGAGATAATGAACTTGTCTTCGTCGGTTCCCGCTCAGAATTTATTTCAGAATATGGTGAACCAAACATTGTAGACTACGGTAAACACTATGGTCAAGGTCCATACATCGCTTACAACTACCTTGGAGAAACAGGATCTTTGTTCTGGATTAGAGCAATGCCTGATGATGCAGCATATGCTCATTTGAGAATTGACTCCAGGATGGATGCAACTGATGCTTCAGCGAGTATTTTTCTCTCTTATGATTCATCACCAATTGAAAGCAAAGACGAGTTGAGAGCTAGTCTTCTTTCTCACACTGGTGTTGGAACAAAACCAGTGGCAATTCTGTACCCCATTGGACGTGGTGAATATTATAACCGTATCGCAGTCAGATTAACAGTGCATTCAAATCCACTATTAAACGGGGTTTATGTACTAGATATATACGAACGACAATCTGATGGTGACGAGGTAATCATCGAGTCATTTGAAGTATCATTTGATCCAAATGCGACTGATAATGCGGGTGAGTCAATTTGGATCACATCAGTACTTGAAGTATATTCAAATGTTCTTCGGTGTGAAATGATTCAAAAAGAAATTGATGGTGACCCAATCTACTCCGAAGGTTATGATTTAGTCGTAAGAATTTATGACAGAGACCTTGGTAATGTTACAGTCAATTTGAATCCGGGTGCTGCAACAATTACTGATAACAAACAAGATTTCACTGAGTGGGAAACTGATCCTGAAACTGGAAATGCTGAATATATTGTTATTGCAAAAGATGCCCGCGGTAATGAAATCTATGGCTGGTTGGGAGCAGCAGGTGGTGCTGATGGTGAAGAAATAAGAGTATTTCCTGAAAGAAATCTTAATGGAGCAACACCTGGTTGGAATGGTCCAGGACTTGCTCACTTCTTGACTACATATGGTAACATTTCATACGAAATCAAGAAATCGAATACAAGTCTTGCTGAGCCATTTGTAAATTCAGAACCAATTCCTCTGAGAAAGGGTTCTGATGGTTCTCTCATTTCAGCGTCTGGTGATCTTGATAGAACTGTTGCTGAAATGATTCTTCAACAAGCATATTCAGGACTTCTGCTTAGTACTGATTATGGTGGAGGTTTTGTTGATGAAGTTCTTGATACTGAATTCACTTATTTCAGTCTTGTTTATGATGCTGGTTACCCAACCGATGTCAAGACTGCAATTGTGAATCTATGTACTACCAGGCGTGATTGTGTTGGTATTTTGGATAATGGTGATAATGCTACTGTCCAAATTGCACTCAATACACGTTTAAATAGCCATCTGTATAACACTTACTTTGTTGCTCTATATGAGAGTTATAACAAAGTATCAGATCCGTTTACTGCTGCAGATATTTGGTTCTCACCAATTTATCACATGGCTTATATTATTCCTCGGAATGATAATGTTGCAGAACTTTGGTATGCACCTGCTGGCTTTAACCGAGCAGCAATCAATAATATCAAGGAACTGCGATATAACCCACGACTTGGACAGAGAGACCAACTGTATCTCAAGCAGCTGAACCCGATTGTCAGATTTGCTCAGGGTTATACAGTATGGGGACAGTTGACATCACAAGCGAAACCAAGTGCTTTACAAGACTTGAATATTGTTCGACTTGTCCTGTATATCAAGAGAGCTCTTGAGCAATATTGCAGATATTTCATTTTCGAGTTGAATGATCCAATTACTTGGGATCAGGTATCTGTGGGTATTGTTGAATTCCTTGAAAATATTCAGAGGAAGCGTGGTCTTATGAGCTTCTCAGTTGAAGTTGGTGCTACAGAATATGAAATTAAGACAAAGAAAATGCACGTCAATATTATTCTGCAGCCAACTCGTGTCATTGAGCAAATTGAACTGAACTTCTTCATTAAGTAATTTTGACCGCAATAAAAAAAGTGCTCGAGATGTTGAGTCTCGGGCACTTTTTCCTCTCGTTCTATAGACCAAGTGGACATTTATTCGGAGTTTTCCTCAACATACTCCTGAACTTTTTAAAAGGTCTTGATCTATTCCAAATATATTTTATATCATATCTTTTTTCAATATCCACTCCCCACTTTGATTGATTTGCAAAACTGCAAGGTACCATCCTGAATGATGGACTTATATATGTTGAGCATCTCGCTGCTTCACATGTATCAATTGATGCCTGTTGTAGAGGATTAAGTTTAACTTTTGATACAACATGATTCGCTAAACAACTGTCCATCCCGATACCCACTTTCAAATTTCCTTTTCTTGAAAATAGTAATTCTGAAAATGCTTGAATTTGATGTGGAAGAGGAATCATATCAACTTTCCCCTTACCAGCGCCTGTGGGTTTGAATAGGAGAAATATAACTGCATTAACATATTTGAGGTCTATTTTATTTTTCCAGGGATTATAACCATATAGTAGATTAATAATTTTATCATAATTTTGTTTAGTGAATATTAAGTGAATGTTTGTTTTTATTCCAGCATTTGCTAGTGATGTTATTGCTGCATATGTGTATGACATTCCATAGTCACTAACTGCTACTGCACCACACATTTTTGAAATTTCAATTTGTTTTTTCGTTAGACCAATTCCACTAGTAGTATAATTTGGTACTACATTGTTTTCTCTTGCATATTTCACAATATTCTCAAAAGCAGGATGGAGATTCGGATCACCCCTACCACCAAGAGCAACTTGATTTGTATGATGTTTCACTTGATCAATAATCATTTTGAACTCAAGAAAAGTCATATGTGGTTCTGCTTCATGACCTTGATAACAAAACGAACAACGATTTGGACATGCTAAAGTGAAGTTCATAATCATCATTTTCAAAGTGTTTATCAAATTCTCCCTTGACAATAACTCCATCTTTACTGATAAATGTCATGTCCTTAAAAGCTATTTCATTCACATTATACCCCCTCTCTGTAAAATTAAAAAATAAAATAAATTCTTTTTCATATCACTAATTAATATATATAGAAATTTCTACTAATGACCAATAATGATAAGAACAAAATAAAAATTGAAACCAGTCTAAAAATTAGGGTGATTATGAATATAAAAAAAATTCTAGATTCAATTATGCAGCAGGATGAATCAGTTTTTCCGATGGACTCATTTCCCGGTTCAAATGAAATTACAGATGATGAGGAAGATGAGAGAAAAAAGAAAAGACAAATAATCAGAACTGTTTACCCAGAAAGTGAGAGTGAAGATATGATGGTACTATTTATGATAATGCTTATAAAGGAGCAAAAGAAGTAATTGACTGGTTGAAAAAACGAGGATTTGAAATTATTATTTTCACTGCTAGATTATCGGAAACAACAATAGCGAACAATGGACTAAATAAAAAAGAAATATTATCAGATATAGAATCCTGGTTAAATGAACATGATATATACTATGATAAAATTACTGCTGAAAAATTACCGGCTGAGTACTATATTGACGATAGAGCAATACAAATAAAAAATGGAAATTGGAAAAAAGTCTTTGAGACTTTAAAAGAGAATTTATAAATAATATATACGAGAACTTGGTTAATAATCAGAACAAAATATAAAACCTAACTAATAACAAAAAATGGGATTGTGGAAATTCAAAGTTTCTATGAAAATAGGGGGAATTTATTATGGCAGTAAAACAATCATTTGCAAGTGTGCCTCAAAATAGACTTAGCCGGGATTTCGGTAGTACAATTGCCGGAACTGCTGATCCCTATGTAACTGGTTATCATTTTATTTATTTTTCAAAGCTACCACCAACTCTCTCGAATTACTTACCAAGTGGTGCTCTTGATAGCAAAATGTCAGTAGGAGAAATGGGAAATTTGTTATCAGGTGCGTGCCTTTCAGTCACACCTCCAGGAGGGACTCTCAACCGAGTAGAATACACGGGTCTTGGTGGAATCAAGTGGGCAGTTCCTGGTAGTGTTGACTATGGAAATACTGTATCTGTGAAATTCCTGGAATTCAATGGTCACCCAATTTTGAATATTTTCCACGGATGGGTGAAGATGATCAGAGATTACAGGTCTGGTACTACACATCTTGAAGAAGGTGGAGAACTCGACGGTTACAGTAAGAGAACATATGGTGGTATTATGTACTACTGGACCACTTCTCCTGATGTCAGAGCAGTAGAATACTATGCATGTTATGATGGTATCTTCCCACTCAAGGATCCACAGGACTTATTTGCTAGTGACGTTGAAACAGTTGGTAGACTTGATGTTGAAATTGAATTCAACGTTGACTATGTGTGGCACGAGAATTGGGTGTATGATAATTGTCAGAAGAAAGCTATGGAAGTTTTCAAGATGAAAAAAATGGTCGAAGAGGAATACGGGAAGACTGTTGCAGGTACTGGTCCTGGTGGTGCCTAAAATTAAATTACAATAAATCAAATATAGAAAAGGAGATTAAAATCATGTTTGTTACGGAAAATCAAAATATGACAGATTCAGTTCTTTTTCTCTTATCTGCAAGAACTGCTCTTGCTAATATTGTTCAAGAGTCTGATATGAAAGAAAAGGACGAATTAACCAAGTTCTTGTTCAATGAAGCATCTGATTATGAAGTTATGCACTTACTCATCACAAATGAAATGCCGGATGAGAAGTATAATGAAGTTGCTGAACAATATCTTTTCAGTATTTTGAAAGAACAAATGCTGAGAAATAGCAAGGTTGTCACTGAGGCCATTGGTGAAGATGTTTTCAATAATGTCCTCAATGAAGTTGATTCTTTATTTCCCGAATTATCAACTACAACTCCAGTACTTGAATTTTATGCCCACCAGTATAGAGATATCGCACTGGGCGCTTATATTTTTGAATCGTCCAATCCAGAGCTTCAAGAAGCACGACATACTGCTGTGGGATGGAAAGCAACAAAAACTCTTCCAAAAGCACTTCGTAGACCAACACCGGGTGCTCAATTATCAGCAATCGAAAAGAGTAGAAAACTTGCTCCTGGTACTTGGTCAGCTGGAAGGAAAGCAAAAGTTGCTGCTGGACAATTAAAAGCATATGCAGATATGGGACTTGATAAATTATCAGCTTTTGCGAAAACCCCAGCTGGTCAAGGTGTTGGTGGTGCTGCTCTTGCTGCTTTATTGATTTATGCTGCTGCTAAAATTTACAAGAGGTTCTTTAGTAAAGCTGCTAAATCATGTGCGAAACTCCCATCAAAAGCAAAGACCGCTTGTATGAAGAAATACCGTAAACAAGCAATCCTGAAACAAGCTGCTGCACTTTCTTCTGGTGCTTCTGCATGTTCAAGTACAAAGAGTCCTGAAAAATGTAAAGCGGCTGTTAAAAGGAAAGTTGAAAAACTGAAGGCTAAAGCGCAAAAAGCTGCTGCTTAAATTACTAACTTTATTACGAAGTAAAGGAGATCATAAAAATGATTATTGCAGAAAATCAAAATGTTTTTGACTCAGTATTATTCCTGCTTTCAGCAAGAGAATCTTTGGCGAGTATCGTCAAAGAGTCGAAAACAGAAAATGCAGATGATGTTATTAATTTTATTCACAATGAAGCCTCTGATTATCAGATTATGCATTTGCTCGTTACTGATAAACTTCCAGAAGAGAAGTATAATGAGGTTGAAGAACAATATCTTTTCAGCGCGTTAAAGGAACAAATTATGAGAAACTATAGTGATTTCTCTGAGTTCCTTGGTGAAAATATTGTTCAAAACATTTTCAATGAAGTTGATAGTCTTTACCCGCATGTTTCTACAGCTGGACCAGTCCTTGAGTTTCAAGCAATGCAGGATACTGAAATAGCAACAGCTGTATTTGTATCAGAAGCTGGAGTTAAAGATTTCATCAAAAAGTCTTTTCAAACACCAGCAAAATACGCCTATGAAAAAGACGTTGCTGCAATGAAAAGAGCTGCTAAGATGCATGGTGCAGTTCCAAAAGACGTTGCTTCAATGAAGCGTGCTGCTGCGAGATCAATTAAGGCTTCAACTCCAAAGACCGCTAGTCTCGCACAACGAGCTAAAGAAGTGGGTGGTAAAATCAGCAAGTTTGCACAAACTCCGGCTGGTCAAGCTGTCGGAGCAGCT